TGGTTGGACACAATTAGGAGCTGATAATATTACTGGTGCAGCAAGAGCATTACATCAATTTACAAATAGTTTAGGAAGAAAGTATTCTATTATAGGATCAAACAGAATTTTATATGCTTATTCAGGTGGTGTGTTCTATGACATACATCCTATTAAACTTGAAACAACACTTACAAATGCGTTTAGCACAGAAAACGGATCAGCTGAAGTCACAATAAATTTTTCTACTGATCATAATATACAAGCAGGAGACATTGTTTTATTAGATAACTTTTCATCTATCACTAATTCTAATTTCAGTGCATCTGATTTTGATGACATAAGATTTATGGCTACAACAGTGCCATCATCAAACACCATTACCATAACGATGCCGTCTAATGAATCAGGGTCCGGGGCATCAGAGTCTGGTGGTATTAGAGTTAAACACTATTACAGAGTGGGTCCCGATGTACAGGCACAAGGTTTTGGTTGGTCTCTTGGATCTTGGGGTGGAGAAGCTGTAGGAGCGTACACAACTGTTTTATCATCTGATATATCAGCAGCTGCCACAAGTATAACTGTAAACGACGCGTCACAGCTACCAAGCTCTGGAACAAATTTTATTAAGATTGGAACAGAAGAAATATCTTACACAGGTATATCTACAAACACACTTACAGGTGTAACAAGAGCAGTGCGAAATACAACAGCTGCAGCACACACCGCAGGTGCAACAGTAACAAACACATCTGACTTCGTAGCATGGGGTGAGGCAGCATCTGGAGACTTAATTATAGATCCTGGTATGTGGTCTATTGATAACTTTGGTGACAAGGCTATTTGTTTAATCGTAGACGGTGAAGTATTTGAGTGGGACTCTTCAGCAACAAATGCAACAGATTCAAGAGCAACTATTATTCAAAACGCACCAACTGCGTCAAGACACATGCTAGTATCAACACCAGATAGACACTTAGTGTTCTTTGGCACAGAAACAACGATTGGTACAAAATCTACACAAGACGATATGTTTATTAGATTCTCGTCTCAAGAAAACATTAATGATTACACACCTACAGCAACCAATACAGCTGGTACACAAAGACTGGCCGACGGATCACGGATCATGGGAGCTATTAGAGGTAGAGATGCAATCTATGTATACACAGATACAGCTTTGTTCTTACAAAGATTTGTGGGTCAACCGTTTACATTTGCCTTTGTGCAAGCTGGTACAAACTGTGGACTTGCGGGTAAGAATGCAGCAGTAGAGGTAGATGGTGCAGCATATTGGTTTTCAGAAAATGGTTTCTTTAAATATGCAGGTGCCCTTGAATCTTTACCGTGTCTAGTAGAGGATTTTGTATACGACGATATTAATTTAGATTCTGGTAATCAAATGATATCAGCAGGACTTAACAACTTGTTTGGTGAAATTATGTGGTTCTATCCTACAGCAAACTCTTCAGTTGTAAACAGAATGGTTTGTTATAATTATCAAGACTCATCACCAAGAAGACCAATATGGACAGTGGGGACATTAGCTAGAACAGCGTGGGCAGACTCTGCAGTCTTTGGTAATCCACATGCTCTAGAATACGATGCCGATGGAGTAGAGCCAGCAACATCATCTACATATGTACAAGGAAACACTGATGGTATTACAACATACTATCAACACGAGACAGGCACAGATCAAGTTAAAGGTGGTACAGTTACAGCTATTCAAGCAAACATATTATCGGGAGACTTTGATATTACACAAAGAGTCATTAGGGGTGCACAAACTAACATAGCAGATCTTAGAGGTGATGGAGAGTTTATGATGAAGATAAGAAGATTTATACCAGACTTTGTTTCACAAACAGGTAACACACAAATAACACTTAACTTAAAAAATTATTCAAATGATACTGCAGCTAGTTCTTCGTTAGGACCTTTTACAGTGACGTCGTCTACAACAAAGGTAGATACAAGAGCCAGAGCTAGAGCTATTGCACTAAAAGTAGAAAACACAAGCACAGCTCAAGATTGGAAGCTAGGTACATTTAGATTAGATTTACAAGCGGATGGTAGAAGATAATGGCAAAGATAGTACAAGTATTAACAAGACCTAGTGAAGAATACAAACAATCTGTAGCTGATGCACAGGTTAGGGATCTTGACGGTGTGATACAAAAATTAAATACAACATATCAACAAGAATTAAAAGATGAGATGGAAGCCTCAAACTTCTTTTTAACATAATGGCAAATAGTTTTATAAATAAAAAAGCAGACTTAACAACTACAGATCTTACAACACTGTATACAGTGCCATCGTTTAAGACTGCTGTTGTAAAATCAATTTTAGTATCTGAAGATGCAGGATCAGGAGCTAGTATAACAGTGACTTTAGTAGACGCATCGACTAATATATTTAGCTTGTTTAAAAGCAAAGCTATATCTTCAAATGCTACAACAGAGCTATTAACACAACCTCTTGTTTTGGAGGCTAGTGAGGCTTTGAAAGTCCAAGCTAGCGATGCAAACGAGCTGCATGTAGTAGCTTCAATACTAGAAATAGAACCAAGAGAGGTAACGACGTAATGCAAACAATAAAACCAGAAAAGATAATAACAACTATATCTAACCTTAAAACAGGTGAGGTATACAAAACAGAGGACGAATGGAAGGCAAAAGGCGTGTCTGAAGCAGAAATTAGACGAGATGTGAAAGTAATCATGCCTTCGCTTGATTTGTTCCCAAAAACCAAGTAGTGTGGAAAAATGTCAATAATTAGATCAAATATAGCCAGACAATTACTAGCCGAAGGTGGAGCACCTAGAAAGGGTTTTGCAAGAGGTAGCACTGGTTTTGAAGGATCACCTGAAATGGGTGGAAGTAGATCAGATAGTCCCTCTAGAGATGATGGATTTGGTGGAGGAGATGATGTTCAAAGAGATACGTATGCTCAACAATTAGAAAACATACAAAGATTAGAGGGTAGTGAAACAGGTGATACATTTCCTAATATTGATAAAGTCACAGCAAGAGATCTTTTTAAAGCATCAGCAACCAATCCTTTACTGTATAGAAGTCCAGGAGAGAGAGCTGCGTTAGCTTCTTTTCCACTTGTTGGACCATTAATTACAGCTGGTGAACAATTTGCATACGATCTCCCTATGTTTCAATACAGTATGACTGGAGGAAACAAAAACAGATTTAACGAAGATGACGATGATAGTGATCCTATTATATTACCAAAGTTAAGAGCACCCATAGAAGAAAAAGAACCAGAGTTAACAGATTTTCAACAACTATTAGCAAGAGCTGGTGCAAGATTTGAAGATGGTGGTGATGTAAGACAAGAGTACGGTCTAGGTAGTATTGTAAAGAAAATAGGTAGGACAGTTAAAAAAGTTGCAAAGTCACCTGTAGGTAAAGCTGCATTATTAGCAGCGCCATTTGCATTTCCTGCAGTAAGAGCTGGGGGAGCTAATTTTTTAGCAGGTTTGACCAAAGATAAATTAATGTTAAGAAATTTTATTGATGCAACAACTGGAGCTTATAAGGCAGGTTCTTTCCTTAGTAATCCATTTGTCGGTATTCCAACTGTTGCTGCACTATCGGGTCTTTTAACTAAACAAGAAGAGGACGAAGATGAAACATTACCAGCAGCGGTAAGATCAGATCCAGAAATACGAAAAGCTTTAGAGTATCGTGGACTAGCTTTTGCTCAAGGTGGAGAAGTTGAGGATGAAATGTTAGATTTAGGTGGTAATGAGATGGATCTTAGAGGTGGTGGCTTTGTGCCATTAGGAGAATATGAGAAAAAAGACGATGTGCCAGCAAGATTATCTAAGAATGAGTTTGTCTTCACGGCTGATGCGGTCAGAGCAGCAGGTGGAGGAAGTGTTGATAAAGGCGCAGATGTAATGTATAAAACAATGAAAACCCTGGAGAATAAAGTAGCATAATGGCAATTCAAGAAACTAGAACATTACCCGCACCGTTTATAGAAGATATTGGTAAAGATTTTGCCAAGAATCTTATAGGTGTTACAGGATTACCTGCATTAGCGGCAGATATATCGGGTCAATTAACAAAAAGAACGGACCCTCAAACAGGTGAATTAGAAACAGATGAAGCTTTTGCAAACAGGCAACAAGCAGCTAGAGAAAGATTTCAAACATTCCAACAAACACAAGCAGCTCAAGCACCATTTGCACCGCAAGTTGCAGGGCAAGATACATTACAAACAAGAGCAGCAGAATTAGCAGCTTCAGGTATTGGATCTTATGAAGATTTTATAAAGACAGCACAAGAACGATTTGATAGAGCGGGAGAGTTAGGAGAGGAAGCTAGAGGTATACTTGGTGCAGAAAAACTGTTAGGACCTTTAACTGGAGCACAATTAGCAACTAGAGATGCACAAGGAAACGTTGTTACACCAAATTTAGTTGAAGGTAGTTTTATGTCACCGTTCCAACAACAAGTTATTGATACGACACTTGCAGAGTTTGATAGAAACAGAGCTATACAAGAACAAGCAATCAAAGACCAACAAGCACAATTAGGTGTACTTGGTGCTGGCAGAGCAGGGGTACAACTTTCAGAGTTTGGTAGCGAAGCTGCAAGACAAAGAGCTTTATTACAAGCAGGACTATTGCAAGAAGGTTTTAATCAAGCACAAGCTGCAAGACAACAAGATATAGCAAACAGACAAGGTTTAGCACAATCCGCATTAGGTATTGGACAATTTCAAACAGGATTAGGACAATTCCAATCAGGATTAGCTTCACAAGTTCCTGGTTTACAAAGAGCAGATATTCAAACATTGGGTCAAGTGGGCGCAGCACAACAGGCTCAAGAACAAGCACAACTAGATGCTAGCAGAGAGGCAGCTAGAATGGCAGCCTTTGAACCACAAGAAAGATTAGGTTTCTTAGGTCAAGGTGTTACAGGATTAATGGGAGGATATCCGGTTAGAACAACGACAACAAATATACCTAACCCAACACCATTACAAACAGCTCTTGGTGTAGGTTCAACACTAGCAGGTATCTACGGCACGATTAAAGGTGCGGGTAAACCATTATTTAATTTCGCTAACAAACCAGGCGGTTAATATGATGAAGCGTATCTTAAAAAGACCTATGTTCAAAATGGGTGGCGACGTTGAAAACGTTGGCATTATGGATGGTATGCGTAACAGGTATCAAGATCCACCGAATGCACCTGTTGGATCACCTAGAGATGAAAGATTACAGAGAAGATTACAAATGATAAATGCTTTATCACCAGGACCAAACTTAAATCAATTCTTAATAGACTTTGGTTTAAACTTAGCATCAGGACCACCAAGAGGTAATATATTATCTACAGCTGCAACAGCTGCAAGAGATCCTTTTCAAAGATTTATGGCAAGTCAACAAGCTGCAGACAAAACAAAAGCAGCACTTACATTAGAAGCTTTAACAGATGATGATAGAATCGCTGCTGAAAAAACAGCAGAGTTAATGTCAAAAACAAAAGGAAATAAATTTTTTGGTAAATATAATGAAGCACTTAACTTTGTATTAGATAAAGCAGCACAAGATGCTAGTCCATTTAGAAGAACATGAATACATTAACAGACAGAGATGGAGATTTTAGAATGGCAGAGTATGATGCTAGACAAACTGTGCCTTATTTTAATAACTTACCAAAAATTATAAGTGAGTTTGATAAAAAAGAAGTATCTGTGGATACCGTAAATCCTTTTAGACATGCGAAAAGAAGTAAGAAAAATTATAAAGTAGGTCTTGCATATATAAATGTTAGATCTGGAGCGGTAGAAAGATTTGATCCAGATAATCCACAAGCAGATTCACAAGGATTTATTGATATATCAGACTTGGTTGAGCTGCCTGAATTATAGGAGTAAGCCATGGCTGTCAAAAAATACGACCCATACGCACTAGAATTACCAGAAAAAAATAATGCAGATGACACTAATCTCGCAGTATCTATCGCTGCTGGTATCGGATCTGGTTTAGTAAAGATACCCCTAGGTTTAACATCTGTAGCTGCGGAAATATACGATGCTGTGCAAGGTGAAGGTTTATCTGTTGAAGATAGTGCAGTCGCTAGGTTAGAACAATTTTTAGATAACTCTGTTGTAGGTGATGTTGTGCAAGGATTAGAAGACAGAGCAAGAGCAACAGCTGCTGGTAAAATAACAGAAGCACTTGTGCAAGTAGGTATACCTGCTGCAAGAGGTGCAAAGATTGCTGGTACAATAGCAGAAAAAACAATTAAAGCTATAAAGACAGGTAAAAGAGTTTCATTAAAAAATAAAAATATATCTAAGGCAGCACGTATAGCTAATAAAACAGGTAGAGGTGCGATAGTTGCAAGTGGTGGAGCTGCAGGTGCAGCGACTGTTTATGATATAGAAGACATAGGTACATTTGGAGATATCTCTAGTTTACCAACAGAATTAGATAGAGATGCAAGAAAAGACAGTGCAGATGATGCATTACGAAGATTAGATAACAGAGCCAAATTTTTATACGAGGGTATATTATTATCACCATTTGCATTTGCTGCAGGTAAAGTAGCAACATCTCTTGCAAAGAAAGGTAAAGAGTTAGCATTTAGTAATTCTGTATACGATAGACTTATAGATAAAGTATTTGGTGCACCGTTCAGACCAAGAGGTAAAAAACGACAAGATTTATTTGAAGCACAGATGAAAGTAGAGGGTAGAGAAGGATCTGCAGCCATTGTTGCAAAAGATCTATTACGAGATACAGATGAAGTATTTAAAGAGATATACGATAAGTCTATTGATGCAGCTACAAGAGTAAAAAATACAGACGAAATTGTAGAACAAATGGATAACTTGTTAAAATCCGGTAGTGATAAAGTTGTTAACAATCAATTTAGATTTGGTACTTTTGGTAAAAAAGAATTAACAGACTTTAATAAATCCTTAACTAACATAGGTATTAATAAAAAAGGTAAAGACGATTTAATTAGTGTATTAACGAAAGCTAGAGAGTCATTTAACACTGTAAAGACACAATTTTTAAGATCAGGCAATATAAATCAAGATTTAACAAATAAACAATTATCAGAGTTTTTTAGCAATAGACTTAAATACACATTAAGTAATGACTACAAAATATTTGATAACAAAAAATTATTTAAAATAAATAAATATGCACCTACGAAAGAAGCAAAAGAAAAAGTTGTAGACTTGTTTATAAACTACGCAAGAGCAAACAAAAGACCTTTTACTAACAGACAAGAAGCTGTTCTCGAGGTAGATCAAATACTAGAAAATGTAAAAATGGATAAAGTTACAAGAGCACCTGTGTTTAGATTTGAAAACAGAAGTGCATTCTTAGACGCTAAGAATATAGAAATTAACATGTCTAGAGCCTTAACAGGAGACAAACTTACACCTAAAGACTTAATTAAAAATCAAAAAGATTTAAAAGCGTTTAAAGAATTATTTGGTGAAGTAAAAGACGCTAGAAAAACTGTTGTTAATACAATGCAAAACTTAGCTGGTATTGCAGCAAGAGATGAATTTTACACTAAAATTGCTAATGCAGGTAAGATAGTTTTTAATTCAGAAAGGGACGCAAGAACATTTTTACCTAACAGACCAGCATATACTTCTTCTAGAAATGGTATGCAGATATCGTCAGAATTAGGAGAGCAAGTATACACAAACCCACTCAACGGTAAATTTACATCAAAAGAATTTGAGGATGCAATTAAGTTTGCAGAACAATTACCGTTAGAAGGTTTGATGAAAAGTAATTTATACAGATACTTTTTAGCCATACCAAAAGGACTAGCACAGGTTGCAAAAACAGTATTAAGTCCATTTACACACATGCGTAACTTTACAAGTGCCGTAGCATTTAGTTTAGGCACAGGTAATTTATTTAAAGATCCTAGGTTTATTTTAAGTAATTTTAAAAAATCATTTAACACTATACAACCACAACTATTATATAGAAACTTACCAGAGGACCAAGCGTTCTATAGATTTATGTTAGACGAAGGTGTGGTAAACTCTAGTTCTACATTTCAAGATGTGCAAGGATTACTAAAAGATATTGCAAAAGGTGGTGACGTTATTGAAAGAGTGTTTGGTAAACTTGGTAAAAAGACCACACAGATATTTAGAAAAGCACAAGACTTATACGTAGCTGAGGACGACTTCTACAAAATTTATAACTTTTTAGCAGAATACGATAACTTATTAAACGCTTTACCAAGAGCAAATAAAACAGATCTAGCTAAACAAGCAGCTAGTATAGTTAGAAACACTGTGCCAAACTATTCTTACGTGTCTGATTTTATTAAAGGTTTACGTAGATCACCACTTGGTAACTTCGTATCATTTCCTGCAGAAATAATTAGAACATCACATAACATTGTACAACAAGGACTTAAAGAATTAAGAGATCCTGCTCTTAGATCTATCGGCGCAAGAAGATTAATTGGTTTTGGCACAGCAACAGCTGTTATACCACCAACAGTTGTAGAAGTTTATAGAGGACTATACGGTATAACTAGAGAGCAACTAGGTGCAATGAAAAGATTTTTACCTGAGTGGTCAAAAGAATCTACAATCGTACCGAGCAGAGATGCAGATGGTAATTATTACTACACAGACTTTAGTCATGGTTTTGCTTACGATACTGTAATTAATCCTGTGCAATCTGTGATTACAAACGTAGGTGACTTACAAGATGATGAGCCATTAATTAAAGGTATGGTTGAAGGAACAACAAGAGCTTTATCTAGATTGGTAGAACCGTTTGTTAGTGAGTCTATCTACTTTGAAGCTGTAAATGATATTATATCAAGAGGTGGTGTAACAGATACAGGACAAAGATTGTATAACGAAGAGGAACCAGAAGGCGATAAATATTTCAAAGCATTGTTACATGTTGGTGAAGCTTTATTACCTGGTTCTGTGCCACAGTTTACAAGAATAGGTCAAGCAGCATTGTTTGGTGAAGATCCAAAAACAGGTAGAGATTTAGATTTATCTGGTGAGATAGGTGGTTTCTTTGGATTTAGAAATATTAAAATGGACATACCACAATCTATGGATTTTAAAATTACAGAATACAACACCAACCTTAGAAACTCACGAGGTTTATTACCAAGACCAGCAGGTAATGTTAAATCAAAAGATATTATAGATGGTTTTATTGCAGGTAATAGAGCTAGATTTAAAGCACAACAAGAAATGGCTCAAGATATTAAAGCAATGCAAGATCTTGGTTTTGATGAAAATGAGATACGTGAAATATTTAGATTACGTAATTTAAGTAGAGATTACAATAATTTAACAGAAGGCAGATTCAAGCCTTTTGGTGTGCCAGGAGGTCTTGTTGATGCGTACATAAGAAACGCTGATGAAAATAATTATGAAAACCCTTATGATGATAACACGATACAAACAATACAAGATATACTTTACGAATTAAGAGAATTGGATTTAGACGAAGAGTTTCCTGATTTTACACCAGAATTACCAGGACCAAATATGGCAGCGATGCCACAAACACCACAACCTGTGGTGCCTCCAAGACCACAACAAGTGATACCACAAACAGGGTTGACACAAACGGAGACAGCCTTATTATCACCAGAGGAACAAATTATAAGACAAAGGACTAGAACTTAATGGCTATGGAACCTAAAACCACTAGAGAACACATTGTATCCCTGTATGGACACATATCAGGTGTTAAGAAGAACATTAATCATATGCACAAAGGTATTCACGAATTGGGTGGCAAGATAGACAAAATCTATTGGGTTCTTTTAGCAGCGGTGGGGTCCGTTGCCATACTTTTACTAGAAAGATTTATAACTTAAATCCAAGATTTTAA